AAATCCTTCTGGCTGACAAGCGGCTCATGCATGTTTTTAACGACCTTCCACTCATCCGGATTAAGGATCTTCTTATCATTTCCGCCTACCGATTCCTGTTCGTACTTGTGATACACCACATGTCCCAGATAAGTCTGGTTACAGAGCATCCTTCGGACACATACCGTTGTCCAAAGGAGCGTTGCATTGTGGCGGATATATCCGTTCCCGATTTTCCTCTTCAAGTGGATGGACGGAGCCACGATTCCGTCATCATTCAATCCCTGGGCGATCTTGTAAATCGCCTTGCCATCCAGATACTCCCGATAAATCCGCTTAACGATCTCCGCCGCCTCATCATCCACGATCAGATGACCCTTCTTCTCTGGATCCTTCTTATAACCATATGTCGCAACGGAAGCCGTGTAGTTTCCTTTCGCCTTACGCGCCGCCAAAGAGGATTTCACCTTCTGCGACAGATCCTCACTGTAGAAATCATAGAGGATTCCCTTGAACGCTACATCAATCTCTCCAATACCACCGGCAAAATCCTTACTGTCATAATTATCATTGACCGCAATAAATCTGACACCCATAAACGGAAAAATCTGTTCCAGGTATTTCCCTGTTTCCAGATGATCTCTGGAAAAGCGGCTGATATCCTTCACAACGATACATGCTATCTTCTGCGCCTTCACCATATCCAAAAGTTCCTGCATTCCCGGACGATTCATATTCTTCCCAGTATATCCATCATCCTTAAACTCCAGGACTTCCATTTTCTTTAGTTCAGGAATAGCGCGGATATGCTTATGAAGGAACGCCCTCTGATTGGAGATACTGTTGCTTTCATCACGAATATATTCATCTTCTTTTGAAAGCCTCATATATAATGCCACCTTCTTCATATCTTCTTCGCCCCTTTCACGTAGCTTCCATCTACAGGCTTGAACTTGCGGTCAAAATTCCATTCAATCGTAAATTCTCCACTATGCTTGATGGTGATCTTCCTGATCAGAGTCAACAGAGTATCCCTGTCCGGCTTCCTCTTACCATTCACACGGTACAGCGCCTCAATGCCGTGAGAAAAATCATTCCAATCCTTACGGATTTCAGACTCTTTGTCTTCCGCTGCGGAAAGCTGCTCCCTGAGTTTCGCCATCTTCTTTTCAGATGATTTCTGGTATGCAGTCATTTCCTCACGGTTGATCTCTCCAACACCAAATCTTCCATGCATCTCGAAGTCCTCGTATTCCAGCGTGGAGATTTCCGCTTGTATCTTCTTCACCCGGTTCTGTGCAGGCTTTAATTTCTTTTCAGCTTCCTCCCTGCACCAGTCTGTCGTGATTCCCTTGTCAGAGAAAAGCTGCACCTGCATTTTCAGAGTTTCCATCACGACCTTATCAAGCATCTTCTCCATAATGTTCACGCTGCAGTATCCCTGATTGGACAGGTCATATGTATTACAGCACTGGTAGAAGTATGTCCGGTTGGTATCTGATTCCTGCCTTCCCATTCGTGAATTAAACCGAAGGCGTTTCCCGCACTCACCGCAGAACAGCAGGCCTGCATATTTGTCCTGCTTCTTCGCTACTCCGGCACCACGGTCTGAGGAGAATGTGCTGTCTTTCACCTTCTTCTCAAACTTTGCCCTCACACGGTCATATTGTTCGCGGCTGACAATAGGTTCATGGGCATTTTCAGTTATGACCCATTCATCCTTATCCGTAAAATGCCGTTTCTCATTCTCATACAGCCTTGACCGCCGCCTGCCATGGACAAGGTTTCCAATATACTCTTCCTTGCGGAGAATGTTGGCTATGGTTCCAATATGCCAGATATGCACCTCATCTCCTTCTTCCTGATACAGATGCCCCGTCTTCAAGTATTGCCCAGGAATGGAAAGATTCCGCCTCTGCAGTTCCAGCGATATCTCCCGGACGGACATACCATCATCCGCCATCTGGTACATATCCCTCACGACCGCTGCCGCCGGTTCATCAATCAAGAAATGTCTCAACGGATCCTTGTCATCGACCACATAACCATACGGCGCATTGCTGCCGGTAAACTTCCCCCGCTCCACTTCCTGCCTGCGGACCGTGGAAACCCTCTTGGAAACATCCTTCGCATACATATCGTTAACCAGATTCTTCAGCGCAATCTCCAAGGTCTTATTCTCATTGCAGGCCGCGTCCGTATCAAAATGGTCGTTGACGGATATGAACCGAACGCCCAGGAACGGAAGGATGATCTCAATATAATTGGTTGTTTCCAGATAGTCCCTGCCGAAACGCGACAGATCCTTCACAAGAATACAGTTTATCTTGCCCGCCCGGACATCATCCATCAGCCTGTTAAAGTTCGGTCTTTCAAAGTTCGTGCCGGAGAAACCGCTGTCAGCATACTCAAAAGCCTCTATGATTTCCGGATGCCTGTTCACATACCCGCGCATGATATCCAGCTGCGTCTGGATGGAATTGCTCGGTCTCTCGTTTATCTCCACGGACAGCCTTGCATAAAGCCCCGCCCGGAACGTTTTCTCAGGAGCCGCCTGTACCTGATCGGATGCGACTGCAACGGCATTATATCTGTTCGCTTTCCTTGCCATTTACACCGCCTCCTTCCATCCATAATTGATCCCGTCATTGATACGTACAACCTTGTCGATCACCGCGTCATACTTCGTTACGATCTCCAGCTTCATACCCTCATACACAAGGATCCTGTCGATAAAGGTTACAAGCGCCGTCCGGCTGAGTCCTGAAATATTCATACCGGCTTGGATCTCTTCCAGCTGAACCCCGGATGCGATCTTCCCGTCATAAATATCCCGGATAACCCGTTCCTGTTCCTCGATCGCTTCCTGCAGTGCCATTTCCCTGTTCGTGTATTCCTCGCGGTACCGGTTGAACTGGCTCTCATTAATGATGCCCTCTTTCAGATCCTGATAGAGCGATGATTTCAAAGTGCTACACCTGAGCAGTTCTTCCTTCAACTTCACGATATCCCTGTCATGCTCAGCAGCCGCCTCAAATCCGATTTCCAGAAAATCAATGCTCTGCGACATCTTCCTCGCATTTGCCAGCCTGTCGATATGGTCACGAAGAAAAATCTCCACAGCCTCTTTCAGTTCATCCTCACAGACAGAATGACGGCTACATTCCTTATTCCTGTTGTAATTGGAACAGATATAATGAGCGCTCCGTTCACGGTTTCTGCTGTCAACGCGACGCACCATGCTCTTTCCGCAGTCTCCGCAGAAAAGCATCCCGGCAAATAACGAAGTACTGCCATCTGCCGCCTTGATCGTATCCCTGTCCATCATCATCTGCACGGAATCAAAGGTCTCACGGCTGACGATCGCCTTGTGGGTATCCTCTATCCGGATCCATTCGTCTTTAGGTCTTCGGATCTCTTTTCTCACCTTATAGCTGACCCTCGCCCGTTTGCCCTGCGCCAGAACACCGACATACACTTCATCCTTCAGTATCCTGATCACCGTCTGGGAAGACCACAGAGCCTTCCTGCCGCTCTTGAAACCCGTGGTGAACTTCTGCCCCTGCTTCTTCTTATATTCCAGCGGTGAAAGGACACCCTCATCATTCAGCCTCTGCGCTATCGCATTGGCGCTCATGCCTTCCAGCTTATCCGCAAATATCGAAGCCACGATCTTCGCCGCATAGTCGTCCGGTACCAGAAGATTCTTGTTATCCGCATCCTTTTTATAGCCATACGGCGCAAACGCACCGATAAACTCGCCCTTTTCCCTTTTGATCTCCTGGCTGGAACGCACCTTCGTGGAAATGTCCCTGGAAAAGTTATCGTTCGTCAGAGCCTTAATCGGCATGACAATATGCGTTTCCGACCCGTCAGCCGTCAGTGTGTCATAATGGTCGTTAATCGCTATGAAACGGATTCCCTTCGCCTTGAATGTCTTCGCGATATATGTTCCTGTCTCTATCCTCTCACGACCGAAGCGGGACAGATCCTTTACAACGATACAGTCAATCTTTCCCGCGTCCACATCCGCCATCATTCTCTTCATTTCAGGCCGGTCAAAATTCGTGCCGGTAAAGCCATCGTCAACATAGGTATCCACCAGCTTCAGGTCAGGATTCTTATCAAGGAAGTTCTCCACGATCATCCTCTGATTCGTGATACTGTTGCTCTCGGATTTATCAAGGCCATCAACATCCAGATCGCCTTTGGACAGCCTCAGGTACATCGCCGTCCTGTATATCTCTTTTTTCTGCTTCATCAGATTCTCCTATCTCAATATTTCAGTGAAGCAACCCGTTCCGCATAAAGTATCATCAGATCGGTGACGGACTTATCACCGAAAGTCGTTTTTATCATGAACTTCCCGTACTTCGTCCAGTCTCCGCTGATCCGCCTTTTCTCCCGGACCGCTTCATTCTTCTTTGCTTCTTTTCCGTCCTGCATGATCTGCCTCCTTCATCAAAAAGACAGCCATATAAGAAACCGCTCTCCATGAGGAACAAGATACATACATAAACAGAATGCCCGCAGGCATAGTCCTATTCGTTTATGTACGGAGATTTCCACTCCATCCTGTTCAACATGGACAGCGGTCCCGTACTGGCTGCCATATCAAACCCTGTCTCTGGATCGCATTGGCTGGATGCGTCTGAAGGAGACATTACCAATATAACGCGCCTTCAGAAAAAAATCCGTGCCATAATTTGAAAATCATTATCTTGTCCTGATCAGTTCCCTCAGCCGGTCATTCAGCGAAGGACCGTCATCCGCATACACGCACCTGACTTCTACACCGGCTACCATAAAATGATCCAGGCTGCCTATCTTTTCTTTATAATCCCGGACACGTTCTTCACCCTGAAGCTGCCTGTTGACCTTTATCTTCGTGATATCTTTTAACTCTTCCACGGCTAAGTCCTCCTTCTACTGTTCAAAGGAGATTTCACCGCCCATTTTCTGACTTTCAGGCAAAAAAATATCTGCAGCCATCCATAAAGGACAACTGCAGATACCTGATCTGTAACTACATTTACATTTTTCTGGTTATCAGGATGCTATACCTACCACCTATTCCGAAGATAATGTTCCATACAGTCTTCAAGAGTAAGATCCGTATCAGAGAATTCTACCTTTACCACCACATCCCCGCACTTGTAACAATACGGGTTCTTGATCTGACGGATAAAATCTTTGATCCTCTCTTCCTTTGGAAGTGTACGGTCAATATGAACATCTCTGATATCCACAAGATCTTCACGTCTCACGGTTCGTATATCCACCGCTTTCATCTCTTCCAGCGTCATCAATAAGCATCGCCTCCTTCCATTGCAGATTTAGGTCGAATAAATAGGACTAAGTCTGATTCGCCGCCTGTTTACACAGCCTCCGACTTGAGCAATTCCATAATAACGTAGTTCTTAATAACTTTCAGTGACATAAAAACAAATGGCGGTAGCTTCATTTACCAAACCCCGACTTATTTGATGATGCTTGTTTTTCCTTTTCTTCTGCTTCAATCTCTGCCAAAACCTCATGTCCATATTTCCGAATCATCTTTGCGATAAATGCAGCGCACTTTTCCATGTTCCTGCGGCTCACAGCATCTAATTGGGCACGCCGTTCTTCATTTCTTGCCCTTATTTCATCTTCCATCATACTGCTTCCTTTCCTGTCTTTCTTTTGCTTCGATTTTCGCCAAAACCCTATCTCCATATTTCCGGATCATCCTCGCCATGAACTCTGCGGC